AATTGTGCATACATCAAGAATGAACGATTCACCAAGGTGGTGGACGCGTTCCCGATCATGCCTGCGTATGCAACTCCAGCCATGGAAACGGCAACACTACAGTGGATGAGCGAAACAAGCAGTTGTTTAGCTGACCATTGCTTTCAAAGACCGCGAGTTGTGCATTTCCATAATGAGAAAACGAATCAGGATGAAACTCGGGAGAAGACGGTGACTATTGAAGTCACCAAGGATGACTTTGAAGAAGAATACACGGTCATCAAACATGCGCATAGGAAGAACCCGATACATGAATATAAGGAAAAACAATTGCGCATGACATCAGGCAACATCGCAGCGCTAATTGACCAAGTGGCTCGCATAATGAAATCGCAAGGTAAAACTTTTGAGATAGTAGGAGCACGTGGGCAGAAGCGCTTCGTCAAAATCCCACTGAAGCACACACTAGGTTACCCGAAGCGTGAATGGGACCCACTCAAGGACGTTCCAGAAGATTGTCGCAATTTTCTGACGACATACAGTGAGATTACTCAGTGGACACGGAACGTCTATGACCATGAAGTCACTCATGGTTGGAGTGGCATTGTCCTGAGCAAGATGGACGTCCCGCAGGGATATGAACAAGAATGCGTCGATGGATTGTTCGTAGTAATGGGGCGGTGTGCTCATGGCAGATTGCAGAATGCATTGCGACCAACATGCACACACGGGCTTCGCTGGTATTCAGACAAATGGGTGAATGCACACATTCCAAGGAATCATGATCACTGCAACGAGGCACTGAAGGACACCGTGGAAGGCACTCCCGACAAAATGCGCCAGGTCTTGAAGACAATATTTGATATGCATGATTTAAGATGCTCACTATGTAGGCTGGAATGGCGGAATAGGTCACACGATGAGCACCAGAAGCTTTTGTATCCACAAGTGACAGATTATATGAACAAAAACCCGAAGAACAAGTTGACATTGTTTCGAACGTTCGCAGACTACATGGTTGAAAAAGAGCAACCAGATGAAAGGCAATTGAGGCCGAATGAAGGACTGCAACTGGTTGATGTTTGGCGAACAATGAAGCAAACAATTCACATTCCAAACAGAATTGTTTACATGGGTATGTTCACAGACAGTTATGGAAACTTTGATTTCTTTCCAAACACATCCATGCCAGAATTGTTTCCAAGGTTTATGAAGCCAGTCACACACAGACTAAAAGAGAATGGGAACATTGTCACAAGCTTTAGATACGTGGACGCTGAAGAAATGATACAGACTAGCATTGAGAGTCTGTATCCACATTTTGAAAGCACGTATTGGAATGCCCAGGCAAGGGCTGTTCATCGAGCACAACCTTTGCACGAATGTTCCATGGAGATTAACGGAGAGACCAAAGTCGTATGTCATTGGGAAGGTAACACACCATTGTACAATCCCATCATACGAGCAACTCCTGGACAACTTCCCTTTGGCGTGGTGAATCACCTGTTGAGTATAGGTGATCGGAATGGAAGGCACCAATATGTACCAGAAAATGGGTATTGTTATATGTACATATTTGCGTGTGCTATGGTATTCTGTGGAAATAGTAACAGATCAACTGTTGACAAGTTCGTCAACCAGGTTTGCAATGACTTGGGACCGTGGCCAAAATTCTCTGAAGTTCTGCGACAACTGAACTGGATGGCAACATTTTATGGGTGTTACGATGCATTGGTTCCGGTAATTTTAGTTGACCACATTAATAAGACCATGCATGTGCCAACACCATATGGAATTAAGCAATCGGGCATGCATACGATTAGAGTTAACACAGTGCTTGAGTTGATCTCACTCGACACAATGGCTGATGGAGCCATGAAAGATTACAAGATTGGAGGATTCCAGGAAACTGTGTTGAGTATTCAAGCCTGCGTCAAAAGCCGGAAGGAATTTGTGCGGAAACTGAATAAGGATGCTGAGTGGTTAGTCGACATGTTCGTTAACCCGTCAACTTTATTCGCACTGGGTGGCTTAATCGAAGTTCATCAACTTATACTTGCTGACGTGGAGAATTCATTTGACAAATCAGCGGCATTGTTGAACTTAAGGCAAATGGCCATGAAGTTAGGGCCGCACTTGGAATCAAAGCAGCGAGTTCGCCAGTACATGGAACTCATGATTCAGCATCGAGCATCCGTGGAGGCCATCATACCATCAACGCATATGAGGGAGGAAATCAAAGCTTACATTGACTCTCTCCAACGGTCAGTGCTTGAAGAGCAGTGCCTAATAGAAATGGATAGAGTTGGAGGCAAGGAAAAAATGCTCGTCGAGCAAGACATTTCACACGGCGAGTGTGCGTACAACGAGTTCTTCAACTCCATTGGCTACTTAAACTTTCATGGCACCGTGTTACGACTCACCTATTCTGGTCCAGGAAGAAAGGTTGGAGAAATGTGCGAAAGTTTAAAGAACAATTGGTTGACACGTTATCTCCGAGGACCGAAAGTGCCAGAAGGTTGCAAAGAGAGTTCCTTGAGGACCTGGAGGAAGGTTACTCACCTCTTCGGCGAAGCTTACAAATGGGCCTTCTGCACAATGGCAGCCAACGTCTTGCAAGTTATACTCATAGGCCTTTCCACCGTTTTTGGAGCCTACTTACTAAGGAAAATTCTCAAAATGCTGCGTTGGGAAAAGGAACAAGAGAGCAAGGAGCTAGTTGAGTACCAGAGCAAGAAAGAAGAGGCGTGGATTACTAGGACAATGGCAGTTTTGTACATAATCTCATCATTGTTCTCAGTTGAATTTAGTTCAGCTCTGTATTCTAATCTAGTTAAATTCAGGACAATTTTTGACATCCTCAAGGTCAACTGTGAATACCAGAGTGGAATCTTTGACAGCCTCAAAAACCAGCTAGGAGACATACCAACATTCCACGAAATTCAGCTGTATGACCATGAAGCTACACATGTTGCGGTGCCTCCAGCAATCTTAACGTTTGAGAAGTGGTTCGAAACTCGCATTGTCTCAGGGCAGCAAGGATATGCACCACTTGATGGCAATCACGTGCAGCTAACAATGACGAAGGAAACGATTGGAGATATAGCAACTCAAATCCAAGCAAGCAAGTCAACTGAGTTTCTTATAATTGGACACGTTGGGTGTGGCAAATCGACGGCGTTCCCAGCAACTTTAGCACGCAATGGGCGAGTCATGATATGCGAGCCAACTCGAGTGTTAGTAACCAACTTGCAAGATTCCATGCTCGCCACTAAGAACATCAGCATAAGTGCAATGATGCGGAACCATCGTGTCATGACAGCTTCAAATATCACTGTGACAACGTATGGGTATGCATTGCATTACTTATACAACAATTCCCACAATCTGGCGGAGTACGAGTACATCCTGTTTGATGAAGTCCACCAAACATCGGCTGAAATGTTAGTCTTCTACAACTGGTTGAAGAGCACTGCGTGGAATGGGAAACTCGTGAAGCTGACAGCCACAAATAACACCGTGAATGGTGACATGCAAACGCAGCAAGGGCTTGATGTGAAGACATGGCCAGTCATGGATCATAGGTCCTTCATGCAGGAACAAGGGCGTGGGACGGCACATGATGCATCAACACTCGGAGATGTAATAATTGTTTTCTTAACGTCCTTTCGAGAGATTGATGAATCAGCAGATATTTTATGTAAAAATCCAAAGCTTGGAGTTCTGAAAGCTGATAGCCGGCACTTACGCAACAAAGTGAGTCTGATGGATGACATTGAAGCTATGCGCTCTGAGAAGAAGTATATCTTAGCAACAAACATCCTCCAGAACGGAGTTAATATTCATGCGGACGTTGTCGTAGATTTTGGGTTCAAGATCGTTCCAAGCATCGACAGTGACAATCGAATGATCACAGTTAAGCGACAACTCATCAACAAGTCAGATCGAATTCAGCGATTGGGACGTGTTGGACGAATGAAGATGGGATATGCGAGGAAGATTGGAAATGACATAGATGCCTCATTTGCACTAGATGAGGTCACAGCAACTGAAGCAGCACTTTTAGCCTTTGGTTTAGGGGTTGCACCAGTGCTCCAAGGCGTTGACCAGCATACGTTCGGAAAGATCACAGCGGAGCAGGTGCGTACAGCAGCTAGATTTGAGATGCAACTATCGTACATGGTGTGGATGGTTAACAGAGACGGTACCATAGCCACTCGCTTGTATGAATTGTTCAAGCCGTTGTTACTCACACCAGGAAACACACATCTAGCACCCTACTACGAATCCTTGGTGGAAACGCATCGTTTTCGGACAATAGGCCAGTACTCATCACTTGGATACATACGCACAGATGAACACCATGGGTTAATTCTCCCATTTCACCATAACGATGTGAGTGTTGAGTTTGCAGTGCGCATTGGTGAAGCATACATGACATCACAGGTTCCAAATTCCATTAAGTTGCGTGTTCCAGCAGTCAACCACCGAGAGGTAGCTATGAAGATGTCAGCAAATCCAAATGAAGTGGGCTCAATTTTGTACATTGTTGAGCAAGCCCTTGTGAATGAAAAGATCAAATTGGAAAATCTGACGCAATCGTATCAACAGCAACAGTCTGCCTACTGCAATGTGTTTTTGCCAAATTTCAATGTAGCAGGACGACTCACTCAAGCAATGGATCGGATCAGACAGAATGTAGCAGTGCTTCAACACCAGAAGACAGCTCTTGAAAAAGCTGTTGTCACATATGACTACACAAAACTTGTTGAATTGCTTGATGAAAATCCAAGCATAGCATCCCATGTTTCATACCAAGCTGGTCCATCGCAATTTGTGGACGACTACATACTTCAAAAGAGAAACTATGGATGGATGCCATACTTAGCTTTGGGAACTGCTTGCACACTGGCCGGGACAGCTTTGGTTATGATGTACTACAGACGCATGAAGCATCGGGTGAAATATGAAGGTAAAGCGGCACGAAATCAG